TCCTGGGCAAGTCGCTCAAGATATCGGTATCCTGAAAACCCGGGGTGCACGGGGTAGCTTGTGACTTGGAAATCACTTGCCACACCTCCTGTGTCGACTTCCACTGTAACGTCACCAACGAGTTCTTCATTGGCGATCCGAAGACCTCCGCGGCGGGTGTTGCTTCTACGGGGACCAACAGTACGGTTGACCGTTCCATAAGTAGCGGGTTGGCGTTTGCCAACTGCACGCTGCTTCCCTTTGGCCATCTCTCTCCACCCATCAATCGCTCACGATTGCCTGGCCTGCTACTCACAAGGGCGGTGGCGTAACTCACCGGGAATATCTTCCTGTTGCCCATGGGACCCGACCCCTAAGGGCCGGGTCAAACCTCCATGCCGTAGTCGACCGCTCTGAGAACATAGAATCCTGGGTCGTGCAACAGTCCAGGGAGAGGCGCTGATGAAATCAGGGCCTCCATCCTCTGGATGTCGACTAGACTCAGACCATATCTGGTTTCGAAGGCCCAAAGAGCCTCCTCCCGATCTATTGTTCCCCCCGTCAAGACAGGTTTATGCTGATCAACGGATTCCTCGAACAGGCGTCGGGTCGTTTTACGGACCGTCATGCGCCATATAAATTCGCCCAAAATGGGGTAGTCCCTTGGCACAGGACCATAGGAATACGCCAGAGCTGCACTAAGCTCTGGATACGTATCCGTCTTGCGCATTCTCCTAACCTTGCCGAGTTTAAGCACGGCAGAGGGTAATGGGTACCACCGCAACAGCCCTGTTGCATCTCGACGCCACCACCCTCTCAGAAAAGTCGCCATCCCTATATCGCGATGCTTCTCTACCTTGACTGTGAAGCCAAGTTCAGCCATCCGAGAGACATAATCTCCCTGGACGGCATGTAGGAAAGCCGCAATATGGGTCAACGAATTTGCCACCGTTGTTATAGAAATTCCAGTGGCCATCTGAGGGGGGGCTTCGCCTCTGATCACAACACCCTCTTTTCGTCGATTAATCCGATACGGACCTGCCATACTCTGCCACCAGAGATCAATGACTTCGCTCGGAACACCCCACATCCGAAAGATCCCAAGTATAGTCTTGAGACTAGCTTCCGTATGCGAATGGTCGAACTTAGCAAAGTCCGTCTCCCAGACAGAATATTCCCGCCCGTCCCGGAACACGACTAAGCCATCATCTCCACTGAGAACTAGGGACGTGTAGGTATCAGCGGCGACGATCTGGCCCACCCTGCTCAGACCGTCTTGGTTTAACCCGCTGGCAAACCATACCCGCACTACCCCAGCCTCCAG